CGATTAAGTATTAAAGGAGCGCCTCCGTTCCTTGTAACACCAACAACACCAGATGGTTGAGCTACTACACCATCAATGCTGAAGTCTACGGCAGTCTTACCCACCAGCAAGTTCCCGCTTGCATCTATGCGCATGGCTTCTGCGCCGTTGGTATAAAACCGCATCGGGATAGCTGATAAAGAACCCAGAGTAGTTCCAGCACCATCCCCGTAAAGGAATATCCTTCCTGTAGCATCACCCACAACCATTGATGCCCCTTCAACACCATAGATATCTAATTTGTATGAAGAAGGTGCGCCCCCGATTCCCACGTTGCCGCTGGCGTCGATAGCCATGCCAACAGTTGTGGCTTCGTTATTGTTGTCTCCACCAACCAAAAATTCAAGCTGTCCTTCGCCTGCGCCTGTGACAGTTGGTTTAATGCCTGACCTGCTTGCTCCCCCAGAAACAGCAGGGAAGCCTAACGTCATCTCATCATAACCAGTGATAGACATTTTATTACTAGGCGAACTAGTACCAATCCCAACTCGGTTATTAACTGAGTCAATATACAACGTGTCGGTATCAAAGTAGAAGTCACCTGCTTTAATATGTACAGGTTCAATAGTTCCATCTACAGGAACATTAACTTCTGTTTGAGTAAAGATCATTACTTCTATAGTGCTATCAAGCGGAGGAGCATTACTAAAACTTAAGGTTGTTCCAGAGACAGTGTAGGCATCTTTTTGCTGATAGACACCAGAAATAAATACTTGTGTATTGTTTTCATTTATTGGCGGTATAGCTAAAGTAAAATCTGTAGTAACGCCATCGCCTGTATACTGATTAGAATTAAGATTGTTTCCGCTGACGCCTGCTGCTACAGTATAAACAATAATTTTTCGGCCTGTAGCGGGGGCAGCACTTAAGGTTAAAGTAGTAATTCCTGCAGCAGTACTAATGCTGTAAGCATCTTGAGTCTGGAATACGCCATCAATAAAAACAAATAAATTATTTTCAGACTCTGTAGATTGAGAAAGAACAAAGTCTACTGTAGTATTATCGCCTGTAAAAGAATCGTGCGTAAAAGTATTAGTACCACCACCACCAATGGCTCCCCAAGTATCTGTATAACCTTCAAACTGCGCAAGGCTGGTGTTATATCGGAAATAGCCAGAAGCAGGCGAGCCGGGTCTTTGTGCAGTTGTACCTACAGGAATATGTACAGCGTCTGTAGCAGAGCCTATATCTAAAGTTACGTCTGGTGAAGTATTTAAAATACCTACGCGATTAGTAGAGCTATTGACTTTAAGCGTAGATGTGTCTACCGTAAGGTCGCCTGTAACAGTTAAACTAGTCAGTGCGCCTAACGAAGTTACATTAGCTTGCGCAGCTGTAGAAAGAGTACCTGTAAGTGTACCGCCTGAAACAGTTCCTAATGTAGATATATTAGAAGATCCTACATCAATGCTTCCAAAACCTGCAGTAATAGATCCAGAGTTTAAAGCCCCTGTAGTTACCAGCGCACTATCACCTAAATAGCCTGTTGCATCTACAAGATCAAATGCAGGCGTAGCGTCTGTGCCACCTAATGATAATTGTATGCCACCATATGAAACTGTAGAATTAGTTAATGAAGCATTAGCAATATTACTGAGTGTGTTAGAAGACGCATCAATAGTTTTATTAGTTAATGTTTGTGCGTCTGCTAGCGTAGCTACTGTGTTATCAATAATTATAAAAACATCAGAGCCAAAAGCAAAGGTGTCTATACCTGTACCGCCTAGGAAATTAATAGTTTCTGAATCTAAGTCAATACTTATTGTACCGGAGTCTGCAGTAACATCTAAGTCCTGTGCAGTAACTTGAGAATCTACATAGGCTTTAATACTTTGTTGAGTTGCTAATGCCGTATCGCTATTAGTACTTAAATTATCTTCATCAAGAATTACAGTGACAGTAGATCCGGTTGAGAGAGTGAGGCTGTCAATGCTTGCTGTACCATCAATAAACAAATCTTTAAACTGCAAGCTTCCTGTACCAAGATCAATATCATTAGTAGTGACAGGAACAATAGCTCCATCTTGGATACGAACTTGTTCTGTAGCAACTCCTGCAACTTCAACATACACTCCCCATCTGTTATTAGTAGCATCTACTACAATTTTATTATTAAAATCTAAATCACCAATCTGCGGGATATTACCGCCCTGTCCTGCTGAACCATCATGCCGATGACCTGTAATTGTTTCGTTAGTAGAAGAATAAGAAAAAGAATTAACAAGTTGGTCATATTCATTATTAAATAAGGACGCTGTAATTGTATCTCCATCAGCAAAAGTGCTTTGTCGTGTATAGCTTTGAGCCATTTATTTATCTCCTTCCTGATGGGCTGTAGTCTAAATACATTCCATTTACTTTATAAGGTGAATTTGTATCGTTGCTTCTTATAATAAAGCTAACAGTATTTCCACTTCCTTGTATTGCTTTACGAACAAGGGGATCACTAGGCGCTCCAAAAACATTAAAATTAAAAAGAGCAGTACCTAAGACACTTGGAAGAGGAATATTATCAAAAACATAGTCTAAAGGTTGTGCAACTCTAGGGTCTTCATAGTCAAAACGCACCCTTAAAGTTGGTTGAATATTTCCTTCCGGGCTTACTGACAGTTTAATATAGCGCATTGTTTTATTTGTTCCTGCATCACCAAAATCTAAACTAGGTGTTTGGTAAGCAGCATCAATAGAAGAAACTATGCCTGCAGAGTTAAAAGAATTTCCTGTGTCGTGTTGATATACATATCCGTCAGAATCTCCATGATATGTTTTTTCAATTCCTTTTTCATTAAAGCCAGAAGAAATAGCAGTTGATTTAATCCCTAATGTTTCTGAAAATTGAAAACCATCTTTAGTTAATGTGGCTATAATTCCTTTAGAAGAGGCCGTAGATGTTTCTTCAGCACCACTAGGAATATTGTAAAATAATCTATATTGAGATTTATATCTTAAGACTGCACTAGATATTCTAAACTTATCAATATTAGTTGCAATATTTTGTATAATATTTTGTATGGGCCTGCTTACAGCACTTAACTCTACGTCTCCGATACGTGCAGTTGCTGCTACTGTTCTTAATCCGTCAGGACTAAGGAACAACAAGTCTCCTCCAATTTCCTGAATACTATAGCCGCTTAAACAACCTACGTTTTCTGTAATAGGATCTATACGGATACTTGCAGGTTCGTTAATGTTTATTAGCTTATGAAGACTATTTTTAGCAAAGACAATTAAATCTTCTCGGAATCCTTTAATTCCTTGTATCTGATCTGATATTGTTACTGCACCTGCTCCAGCACCCGTAAAGTTATCGGGATCATTATAGACACTATAGTAAACAGTACTTAAATTATTTTCTACGCCTGCAGCTATTAAATGATGATCATGTATTGTAATATATTTAACAGCGTTTGAACCATCTACATTAATACCGTTAGAAAAAAATGTACGTGTTGTTAAATCTCCTGTACCTTCCATTCTAAAAAAATAAATGGTATTAGCCCCGTCTGCAATAATTAACTCGCCGTAATCAAAAGTAGCTCCTTCAAACAATACAAAACTACTTTGTCCTTGACCAGTTCTAGTACTTATTGCGCGGCTGGTAAAGGTTGCGTAATCATCGCCCCCGCCTGCAACAGCAGCTCTATTGATTTGTAACCAGCTAGCGCCATCTATAGAAAAATAAATGTTTTCGCCTACACAAACAACAACACCATCTGCATAAGGATAAACACCATGTATAACTTGATCTGCTTCTGGTCTAGTTCCAAACACAGTATAACCATTAATGCGACGATACCCTCCGTCAGCATCAACTTCAAAATTTCTTAAGACGCTGGCTATCCCCGGCTGTTGCAACATTTCTAGTTGATTTAAGCTGGAGTAAAGTCCTCCTTTAGATGCAAGACCAAAAGGCTGGGACATTATACAAATCTCATTCTATCATCTTTAAAGTATCCCGGTGTAGGAGCCATTAAATTTAATTTCATGAGTCTTAAACCGCGTTTATAATCTTCCAATGAAAAGGAAGACATTTGAGGATTTTCTTTAAATTGATATACATAATAGCGTGTTCTGGAAATAAGAACAGGTTTATATATGTTTGGAAAAACAATTTCATCTGAATAAGACGATAACTCTACGGGTAATTTATAAGCAAAAAACCAAATACGATATACTTTATCTGGTATTGGGCTTAAACCTAATTTACGATTATCAGGACTTTTAATGATAATATTAGGCACACCATAATTTTGGGTATCTGCTTCGTCTTGATTTTCTGAAATACGTCTGAAATCTTTCCAAGACTCTATCGTAGAATAATTTAAATTACTCATTGTATAAGGAGCTGTTTCTCCTGCAACATCTTTTGTCGTTAAATAAAAATTATCCCAATCTATGTATCCATAATCACTAACTAAACTAGATGAAGAAGGCTTTATAGTATACCAGCGTGTACCAGCAACAGTTTCTATGTACGTATTTCCGTACATGTTATTGCTAGCACCGCTTAAATCAAAAGCCAAAAAAGGCCACTGTGGTTCTTCGTTTACGATATCTAAGTACGCACGATTAACACAGTCTTTAACATGCTGTTGAATACCTACAGCAGTGTTAAAGTTAGCTGAAGTTAAAGGAACTTCATTCATTTCCCTTAAGACTTCGTTGGTTACATCTAGAAAAGTAGCTACCATTTATTTTAGCCTTTTTGCTTTTTCTTTTTTTTATGCATTACACCACCGCACATTTTACCTACTCTTTTTTCCATATCTCCACAACCAGAATAAGTTTGCTTCATTCTTTATCCCCCAATTTTTTATTTTTAAAAATACGATTATAGTTTTCATCGTAGTTTTTTTTATTTTCACCTACGTAAAAACTTCCAGTCATTCCTAAAATTCTTTTTT